TACATGTATATGATTTGTACTTGATAAAGCAATTCATATTGTCGAACCTTTCTTGATTCTTGTAGTATACTTCGTCGTGATCGTAAGTACAATCAACGCCTTTCTTGTTCACGAATGTGATGATAGTCTTAGTACCGATCAATGATTTGCGTATAACGAATCTCTTCGTGCGTAATTCTGTAGCGTTTGCCATAATAGTTTGATTTAAGTTAAGTAGTTATAGTTGATATTCATAGTTATTATCCATATGAACTCGTATTAAGTCTGTGCTTGAATTATTCCCAAGTCTGTTCGGTGGTATACTGATTGAATGCTGATGCTTCAGCTGATGCTGGCATGATCACACATAGAGCAGAGACCAAGATCATGATACACATGGTAAAGGTTAGATAAGCGTAAGCTAGATCTTTGATATATTGCTTGTCATAGTTAGTCATAAGTAGTAGTATTAGTTTGATTACATAGATATTATCCATTCGTACTCGTAGTTAGTCTGTAGTACGTATATGGGTAGATGCATACGTTAATGTATATGCATATGTATATATGTGGAGGGATGGGAGGAGGAGAGAGGGGAGATAGAATAGATAGGAGAATAGATAGGAAGGAGATGAGGATAGATAGAATGGAAGGGGACAGGGAATGAGATGTAGATGGCTGGATGGGGGTGGGGCAAATGGATTCGTTTTGATATAGGCCGGGGGCTAGTAGGGAGGAGGGGGCAATGCACGACCCCTATATTTATAATAAAATTTTTTACAGTGACACAAGCCTAGTAAGAGATAAGAGTAACAGGCTACTGTCACACTGGTAAATAACTATATAACAATGTGATTATACTTGAGTACATAAAACAAGAGATATGGCATTCAAGCAGAAAGGTATGGACTGGAAGTTCGAACCAGGAGATAAGAAATACAAGAGAGTTACTAAGAAGATGGATAAGACCATGAGTAAAATGGCTGATGCTGAGAACGAAGGTAACGGAAAGAAGTATGATCGCTTACAGGATAAGCACGATCGCTTGCAAGAGAAGAGAACTGCTGGTCAATCTAAAGCTGGAGCATTTATAGATAGGAATAAGCCTTTCAAGTCTAAGAAGAATAAAGGGTAAAATACCTCACAACAATGTGATTATAGTGTTATGGCATACAAACAAGGAGAATGGGGTGGCAACCCACAGGCATCAGGAAACGCGGGAGATAAATGGGGAGAGACTTGGGCTCAACCTAAATACTCGGGTGTAGAAGTTTCGGGTTCACGCTACGGAATGGATCCAGCAGATACTAAGGTTAATAGGATCGGTAAAAAGAGAATGGATAACCTTGGGGAGTATACTCAAGATCGGGTTAACAATAGAAGTGAAATACAGACTGAACGCAAGCTTAGGAAAGCTAAGAGAGCAGAGGATCGAATCACGGAAAGACAAGGATCTAAAGCTACTAAAGCTCAGAAAAGAGACATCGGAAATGGTGACACTAAGAAAGCATCGGAAAGAGCTACTAACAAAGCTGCAAGATTAGCTAGACGAGAAGCCCGTAAGGCTAATAGATTAGCCCGTAGAGAAGAAAGAAAACAACAAAGACTAACAAGACAATAAAATGGGATTAAGAGACAGAATTAGAGAACGAGCAGCTAGACGACAAGCGGAGAAAGCTGCTAAGAAAGGAACGGGTGTTTCTACTAGTGGTACTGTACCTAATGAAGGTAGAGCTGGAATGAGTGGTGATACTGGACCTGCTCAGAAACGGACGCCTCAAAAAGCTGCTACGGTAACTAAGAAGACTGTTAGCTCTGTTTCACCTAAAGCTAAAACTCCTGAGCTAAGAAAGAGTTCTCCTACTAAGAAGGAAACTGCGGCTGAATTTAGAGCTCGTAAAGCGAATGAACTGAAAGCAGCTAAAGCTAAGCAATTAGCTAAACAAAAGAAAGTAACCCTTCAGAAGGAAGCTGATACTTATAAGCCGGGTAAAAAATTAGGTACTCCTAAGAAGCCTAGATACACTGGTAGTGACTCTTCTGGTGTTGAAAACAAGGAGGCTACGAAGAGGTCAGGTGTTAAGCAGTATTACTCTAAGGCTGAGAACGATAGTAACAAAACCAAAGAAATGAATGCTAGGACTTTGGCTAAGAGGAAGGCTAGGTCTAAGAATTAACAACACAGATATACCATGGAAAAACCAACATCAGTAGAGTGCGAGCATTTTACTATTAAAGAGAACTGGAGAATTACACAACTACAGAATGGATACTACCAAACAGAAATCAGAGGAGAAGAAGGTTGGAACGCAGTCACGCGTAGAACTACTATCTCTGGAGCTGAAGAAGCTATCGATGGCAGTATCGAACACTATAAAAAAAGACTGGAGTTCATTGATGGACCAACAGTAATAAAGACATTTTAATTTAATTAAATTTATTTCATGGAATACAATATACCAAACGAACTGGTGAAACAACTTGACTTCGGTCAGGATGCTGAATCCAAGATTATAGCTGGGGTTAATAAACTAGCAAAAGCCGTAAAATCCACTCTAGGTGCTTCAGGTAAGTGCGTAATATACGAGGACGGACGCGGTAGACCGATCATAACAAAAGACGGAGTAACCGTTGCAGAAAGCGTAGTCTTATTTGATGCGGTCGAAAACATGGGAGCAACCTTGGTTAAGGAAGCAGCTCGAAATACAGTTAGAGAAGCAGGGGATGGTACCACTACGGCAACCGTTCTAACGGAAGCCCTGATTAATTCTATACGCACTGCCGTCGCTGCAGGAGCGAAAATCCGAGAAGTAAAAGAAGGAGTAACAGCTTGTCTAGCTGATGTAGTGAAACACTTAGAAGATTCAGCCGTTGAAGTAGATGGTGAGATGCTTAAAGCCGTTTCCACTATTTCCTGTAACAATGATAAAGACTTAGGTGCTATTATTGCTGAGGCTTACGAGAGAGTAGGTAAACACGGAGTAGTACTAATGGAGGAAAGTGAAACGGAAGATACATACGTTGACATCGTAGACGGGGTTCAGATTGAATGCGGTTTAACTTCACCCCACTTTATTACTAACGTGGAGAAGCAGGTTGCGGAGATGGAAAATCCCCTAGTTTTAACTGTTTCCTCTGAGATACCTAACGTACGTAAAATACAAGGTATACTAGAGCATGCTATACAGAACAATAGAAGCTTACTTATTGTAGCACCAGTTTCACAGCAAGTTAAATCGGCTTTGCTAATGAATAAAGTTAAAGGTAATATCAAGGTTAATATAATTGACGTACCTGGATTTGGTCCTACGAAAGTAGATGCAATGGAGGATTTAGCTATCTTAACGGGTAGTACTGTTCTTAACGAAGAACTTGGAGATGACCTTGATTTGATTACAGTTGAACATCTAGGTGAGGCAGATTTCGCTGTCACGGATGATAAGACAACTACTCTCACTTTAGAGGAAGTTAATCCAGACATCGAAGAAAGAGTTGCAGACCTCCAAAAAAATATTTCTAAAGAGAGTAACGGTTTTCTTAAAAAGAAACTAGAACAAAGATTAGCCACACTCTCCGGTAGTGTAGGAATTATCAAAGTGGGCGCGGATTCTAAAGTTGAAATGAAAGAGAAGAAGGATCGAGTGGAAGATGCTATATATGCAACCAAGGCAGCTCTTAAAGAAGGGATCGTCGCTGGTGGTGGAATAGCCCTTTTAGATGCATCCAAAAAAATCTCTCCCACTGACGTGGGATACGAAGCTTTATTAGAAGCAATCCGATCTCCTTACCAAACAATCCTAGATAACGCAGGCATCGTAGCTTCCGTTGAGTTCCCAGTGGGGATGGGGATTGATGTTGTAACTGGTGATACGGTTGATATGGTTAACGCTGGTATAATAGATCCGGTTTTGGTTACAAAATCGGCGCTGAAAAATGCGGTGAGTGTAGCACTTACTATAATGTCCGCTGATTGTGTAATTTCAAATATGAGAACGAATGAAGGCAATTAATGATTACGTCATAGTAGATGTAGTAAAGGACGGTCCTAAGAAGGTTAGTGGATTACTACTGACGGATAAGACCGATTCCGATAACAGATACAAGAGAGCTGTTATAATATCCAAAGGTGATTTGGTTACTATAATAGATGAGGGAGATGTAGTATTCTATGATAAACATGCTGGGCACGATATATCCTACGAAGATAAGTTATACCGATGCATTAAAGTTAGGGACATAGTACTGGTCGAATGAGACTGACTGCACAGGACTTGAAGGATGCTCATTTTCTAAAGTATTACAGATTGATCCGAAAATGGGCGTGCAAACAAAATAAAATAAAAGAAGCAGACCTGGAATTGCTCATCTACTTGAACTGCTTAAACAGGTTTAATAGAGATGATTTCAAGAACGGAGTATATGCTTACACTTGGGATAAACACAGGTGGGAAAGATTACGCAAAGAAGGTTGGATAGAAGTTTGGAGAGAGAGGAACCGTACTACGATAAAGTACACGGTTTACAAAACGTCATTCAAGTGCAACCACTTAATAAGCAGGATCTACAGGATCTTACTAGGAGAAGAGGACGTGCCAACTACTATCAACTGCGTATATTATAATAACAAGTCTTACACGGATAAGGTTATGAATAAAGCCATAGATGATATGATAAAAGATAAAGACAGATGAGTATACTAACTAAGATTTTCTCCTCAGGAGCAACGGAACTAGTTAAAGGTATTGGTGGTGTAATAGACAATCTACATACTTCTAAAGAAGAGAAGCTAGCAGCTGAGTTAAAGATAAAAGAACTGGTTTCCAACTACGAGGTAGAAATGGAAAAACAAGTAACCAGTAGATGGCAGGCTGATATGACTTCTGATTCATGGCTATCAAAAAATACTAGACCAATAGTTTTAATATTCCTAGTAGTATCAACTGTGCTGATGATATTCATAGATGCAGGTGTAATAGCTTTCGTAGTTGAACCTAAGTGGACAGATCTATTACAATTAGTTTTAATAACAGTAATAGGTGCTTACTTTGGTGGTAGATCACTAGAAAAGGCAAAGAAAAGTAAATAACAATTAAATATAATACAATGGCTAAAAAGAATAAGATCGTGGATTTAAACCCTAAACCAGCTAAGATTTCAGCTGTACACTTAAGTGGCTTGCAAGAACTAGTCAATGGTATTAACGCAGTTCAATTCAAGATAGGTAGCGTCGAGGCTTCTAAACATTCTCTATTACACCAGTATGCTGAAATGCAGGAGTTAGTAGTCGAGAAGCAAAAAGAATTAAAAACCGAGTATGGTACTTTTGATGTAGATCTAAAGGACGGTACTATCAACTACCCTGCGGATGGAGAACCACATAATTAGAAAGATAACAATAGGTAAGGATTATAAGAATGACGCTATGCATTATGCCGTAGGACAAGAAGTCTATGGTGGTCATACTATAACTGATATTATAGAGGAGAAAACAAAGTACTCTATATACATACGTAAAGCCAATATAGTAATACCCTGGAAGGACTTTAATAAAAACATGGCTATATCTGTAGAATATAATTTAAACTACTAATGAGAGGTTTGTTCAGTTTTATAGTGGAACCTAATGGAGATAGATACAACAACTCTGTTAAAGTTGGGGATAAGTCTCTGATATTAAACACTGAGATATTCAACCACCAATATATAAACAGGGAAGCTGTTGTGCTAGAAACCCCTAAAGTAGGTAACTCTAAAATCAGTAAAGGTGATAAATTACTGATACATCACAATGTGTTCAGAAGGTGGCACAACGTAAAGGGTGTAGAGAAGAATAGTAGATCGTTCATGAGTGAGGGTAGGTATTTGATAAACGACGATCAGATATTTCTACATAAAAGCGGGAATACCACTAATTGGACTGCTATGGATGGGTTCTGCTTTGTACAACCTATAAAGTCTACCAAATATCTTGATGTCGATACGGAGGAACCATTATTGGGTATAGTAAAATATACTGATGGTACCTTCAAAGAAGGAGAGTTGGTCGGGTTCTCACCCGGGGACGAATTTGAATTTGTAGTAGAAGGCAAGAGAATGTATAGAGTTATGACTAGATTTATAAATACCAAGTATGACTATAAAGGAAACGAAGAAGAGTATAATCCAAGCTGGGCACATAGCTGTTGATGAGTTAATCAAAGTAGCTAAAGAACCTATAGTTGACTCAGATGATGACTTGACAGCAGATAAGCTGAAGAACGCTGCTGCAACTAAGAAGCTAGCTATATTCGATGCGTTCGAAATACTAGGTAGAATAGAGGAAGAGCAGAGGATCTTGGATGATCTAGACAAATCTAAAAATGATGCAAGTAAACCGAAGTTTCAAGGCTTTGCTGAAGGGAGGAAAAAGTAATGTATGAGCAATCACTATATAAAATAGTAGAACCCATAAAGCTAACAACCATAGATAGGTTGAACAAGAGTAAAAAATGGGACTATGGTCACAACAAGGAAAATGACGTTGTGGTTGTTGGTAAGAGTGGTCAAATAGGTGAGGTGATCGAGATCCAAGGATTGAGTATTGCTTTACCTAAAGTACCAAAAGATGTTTTCTCCTGTAGCAAAGACGTTAGCAAGCAGAAGTGGAAGCAATTCGCTTTAAACCCTGCATTTAAGAACATAAAAACTAGGTTCGACTGGGATAATCAACCAGCTGAATTCAAGGAGATACACTACAAATACATAGACGAAGAGTTCAAGAGAAGAGATGAAGGCTTCTGGTTCATGAACAATGGTGTACCAACCTATCTAACAGGTAGTTACTATATGTACCTACAGTGGAGTAAGATTGATGTGGGCGCGCCCGATTTCCGTGAAGCTAATAGATTGTTCTTCTTGTTTTGGGAGGCATGTAAGGCTGATAGGCGTTGTTATGGTATGTGCTATCTAAAGAATAGACGTTCAGGTTTTTCTTTCATGAGTTCAGCTGAAACCGTTAATTTAGCTACATTAGCAAGTGATAGTAGATTTGGAGTCTTATCCAAAAGTGGTGGAGATGCTAAGAAGATGTTTACGGATAAAATAGTACCCATAAGTATTAATTACCCATTCTTCTTTAAACCCATTCAAGATGGTATGGATAGACCCAAAAGTGAACTAGCTTACCGTATTCCGGCTAAGAAATTCACTAGAAGGAAGATGAAGGAAACCGAAGAGGCTGACGACATGGAAGGCCTTGACACTACTATTGACTGGAAGAATACAGGAGACAATAGCTACGATGGTGAAAAGCTCTCCTTATTGGTCCACGATGAAAGTGGTAAATGGGAGAGACCTGATAATATCCTCAACAACTGGCGAGTTACAAAGACTTGCTTAAGACTTGGTGGTAGAATTATCGGTAAGTGTATGATGGGCTCTACAAGTAACGCTCTAGACAAGGGTGGTTTAAACTTCAAGAAGTTATACGGGGATTCACAGGTAAATAAAAGAAACAAGAATGGACAGACAAAATCTGGTTTATATTCTCTGTTTGTGCCAATGGAATGGAACTATGAAGGATTTATTGATGAGTTCGGAGTTCCAGTCTTTGACAATCCAAGCAATGATGTCCACGGACCAACTGGTGAATTAATAGACACTGGCGTTGTAGATTATTGGGAGAATGAAGTTGAAGGACTTAGAGAGGATCAAGATGGTCTAAATGAATTTTACAGACAATTCCCTAGGACAGAAGAGCACGCATTTAGAGATGAAACAAAGAATAGCTTATTCAATCTAGTTAAGATTTATGAGCAGATAGATTATAACGAAGGTAACAAGAGTTCCTCAGTATTAACCGCTGGAAACTTCCAATGGGAGAATGGGGTTAAAGATACTAAGGTTACTTTCAACCCTGATCCAAAGGGTAGGTTTAAAGTTAGCTGGGTTCCTGGGCAGAAGATGCAGAATAACGTTATAATAAAGAACGGTGTTAAGTGGCCAGGTAATGAACACATGGGTGCCTTCGGTTGTGATAGCTATGATATTAGTGGGACCGTTGACGAGAAAGGTTCTAAAGGAGCTTTACATGGGTTAACTAAGTTCAGTATGGAGGATGCACCAGCGAATACATTCTTCTTGGAGTATATTGCTAGACCTCAGACTGCTGAGATCTTCTTTGAGGACGTTCTAATGGCACTTGTATTCTACGGGATGCCAATACTCGCTGAGAACAATAAACCCCGCCTATTGTACTATTTACGTAGGAGAGGTTATAGAGGTTTTAGTATGAACAGACCGGACAAGATATGGAACAAGCTTTCCGTAACTGAAAAGGAAGTGGGTGGGATGCCTAATTCCAGTGAAGATATTAAGCAAGCTCACGCAGCTGCTATTGAAATGTACATCAACGACCATGTTGGTCACTTAGAAGATGGTACCTACGGTAGTGTTTACTTTGCTGACACGCTTAGTGATTGGAGTAGGTTTGATATAAATAAGAGAACAAAGTACGATGCAGCAATTAGCTCGGGTTTAGCTATAATGGCTTGCAATAGACACCTATATAGACCAAACCCAGAAGCAAAGAAACAAGCATTAAATTTAACTGTTTCTAGATATAGTAACACTGGATTTAATTCAAGAATAATTAAAAGTTAGATATGGCAGAGTCTGTTGTAAGAAATTTCCCCTCACAAGCTGTAGGGGATTTAGAGAAAGCGAGTCACGGGTATGGTATTAGAGTAGCTAAAGCTATAGAGCACGAGTGGTTCTCTGGTTCTACCTCTAAGTTCGATAACATGACTAACAACTTCCACAAATTAAGGTTGTATGCTAGGGGTGAACAACCAGTGCAGAAGTATAAGAATGAGTTGTCAATTAATGGTGACTTGTCCTACTTGAACTTAGACTGGAAACCCGTACCTATTATATCAAAATTCGTAGACATAGTAGTCAACGGAATGGCTCAGAGAGCTTATGATGTTAAAGCATTCTCTCAAGATTCTTACGGAGTAAGCAAGAGAACTAAATACATGGAATCCATAATTAGGGATATGAAATCTAAAGAGTTCAGCGATGCTGCACAATCTAGCTTGAATATGAACTTGTATGAGAACAATAAAGAAGATCTACCAGACACCGAAGAGGAATTGGCTCTGCACATGCAACTTGATTACAAGCAAGCGATTGAGCTAGCTGAAGAGCAGGCTATAAACGTGTTGATGGAGGGTTGTAAGTTTGATTTAACTAGGAGGCGTTCTATATATGACTTAGTCACTATAGGGATAGGTGCTACTAAAACCACTTTCGATTATAGTGAAGGAGCAAAAGCTCAGTACGTTGACCCAGCTAATTTAATATACTCATACACTGAGTCACCTTATTTTGATGATATATACTATATCGGTGAAGTGAAAGAAATTCCAGTCAACGAACTGGTTAAGGAGTTCCCAAACCTCGGAGAGGAACAAATTAAAGATATAGTAGAAAACTCCGGGACTGGGCACAACGGTAGGTCTAGTTCGGATAAAAACAAAGTATCTATATTATACTTCAATTATAAGACACATGCTAACGATGTTTACAAGTTAAAGGAAACAGGGACAGGCTCTCAGAAGACTATAATTAAAGATGACACCTTTAACCCGCCAGTAGATCTGGAAGGGAATTTCAGTAAGCTAGAGAGGGTAACAGAATGCTTATATGAAGGGGTTTTAGTTTTAGGTACAAATAAGCTACTCAAATGGGAGATGGCTAAAAATATGATGCGTACCAAGTCTAACTTTACTAAGGTTAAAATGAATTACAGTATCGTTGCACCTAGGATGTACAACGGTAAGATCGAATCTATGGTCAGTAGAATTACAGGCTTCGCTGACATGATCCAGCTTACGCACTTAAAACTGCAGCAAGTAATGTCTAGGATGGTGCCGGATGGGGTTTATTTAGATGCTGATGGTTTAGCTGAGATAGATTTAGGTAATGGAACTAATTACTCACCTCAGGAAGCTTTAAACATGTTCTTCCAAACTGGTTCAGTTATAGGTAGATCATTCACTTCAGAGGGAGATCCTAACCCAGGTAAAATACCAATCCAGCAAATCCAAAACGGTGGTGGTGGTAATAAGATTCAGAGTCTTATAACTACATACAATTACTACCTTCAGATGATACGTGATGTAACTGGTTTAAATGAAGCAAGAGATGCTTCTACTCCAGATAAGAATTCATTGGTAGGTATTCAAAAACTAGCAGCAGCCAATTCAAACGTAGCAACAAGACACATATTACAGTCTATGCTGTTGTTGACATCAGAGACAGCTGAGGCTTTATCGCTTAGAATATCAGACATCGTAGAGTACTCCCCAACTAGAGAGGCTTTTATCCAATCTATTGGAGCGCATAACGTAGCCACACTTGAGGAGATAAAAGACTTACACTTATATGATTTCGGTATATTTATTGAGCTGTTACCCGATGACGAAGAAAAGCAGATCTTAGAGCAGAACATTCAAATGGCCTTAGGCCAGAAGATGATAGACTTAGATGATGCTATAGATTTGAGAGACGTTAGGAATATAAAGCTAGCCAATCAGTTACTTAAGATCAAGAGAAAGAAGAAAGCCGAGAGAGATCAAAAGGAACAGCAGGAAAATATTAAAGCTCAATCTGATGCTAACATACAAGCCCAACAAGCAGCGGCACAAGCTGAGACTCAGAAGGAGCAAGCTAAAGCTGAGATAGAGAGTAGGTTAGAAGAGACTAAGAATGAATTGAAAATGGCTTACCTTGATAAGGAAGCCGCAGTTAAGAAGGATTTAATGAATCACGAATTCGAGTTAAATATTAGGCTTAATGGTCTAGAGAACGAGACATTAAATAATAGAGAGAGTCAGAGAGAGGATCGTAAAGATGAGAGAGTGGACAGGCAAGCAGCACACCAAGATCGAGCTGCTGATAAAAAGAATTCAGGTGAATCACTTAAAAAGTTTGAGTCATCAGGTAATGATATAATCGGTGGAGGACTAGGATTAGATAAGTTCACTCCAAGATAGTTTTTAATTTTATAGTATTTTATTATGGTAGAAGAAGAACAAGCACCTAACACAGTCGACGATGATGTGACTAAAGTTAAGGTCAGTGCCCAACCAGTCGATGATGGTATTACTAGAGTAGACCTCAGTAAGTCAAACGAGCCGGTTGAGGAATTAGTAGAAGTGGTGGAAGAGGCCGTAGGGGATATTGTCACTGAAATACCTACTATAGAGGAGATAACTGGAGAAGACACCCCAGTGGTAGAAGAAGTTGTTATTAACGAAGTAACCGAAGCACCTATACCAGTAGTTAGCTTACCAGATAATATACAAAAACTGGTTGACTTCATGGAGGATACTGGTGGTGATTTAAGTGACTACGTTAAGTTGAATGCAGATACATCCAAGTTAGACAACTCAGAAGTACTAGACCAATACTACAAGGCTACTAAACCACATCTATCTGCAGACGAACGTAATTTCTTGTTAGAGGACAAGTTTGGGTTTGACGAAGACGTAGATGAAGAGAGATCAATTAAAGGAAAGAAAATCGCTTTAAAAGAGCAAGTTGCTGAAGCGAGAGCCTATATAGACGGGCAAAAGTCTAAATACTATGAAGATATTAAAGCTGGTAGCAAGCTCACTAATGAGCAGCAGGAAGCAATTAATTTCTTCGATCGATACAACAAGGAATCAAAAGAGACTAGTAACCATACTAAGTCCCAGAAAGAGTTCTTTAAACAAAAGACTGAAACTGTCTTCAACGATGACTTCAAAGGTTTTGAATACAACGTAGGGGATAAGAAGTTTAGGTTCAATGTAAAGAACGTTAATGATGTCAAGGAGGAGCAAGGCGATATCGGTAACTTCGTTCAAAAGTTTTTGGATAAAGATAACAAGATGAATGATGCCAAGGGATACCACAAGTCGTTATTTACAGCAAACAATCCAGATGCAATTGCTCAGCATTTCTACGAGCAAGGGAAAGCGGACGCGATTAAAGAAACTGTAGCTAAAGGCAAAAATATTGACGTTAACTCTAGGGGTACACATAGTGATCAACAAATTGGTGGTACTAAGTTCAAGGTGTTAGGTGATAGTTCTGATGACTTCAAGTTTAAGATCAAAAAAAGAAAATAAATTAACTTTAAATTAGAAAATTATGGCTGTTACAGGTGCATATGTTCCAGCTCCGGCTGCGAGCAAACAATTATTGGCTAGTGCTTATCTAGACTTTACAGGTACTACGGATACTACGTGGGCCCAACAATACGTTCCAGACTTAATGGAGAAGGAAGCTGAAGTGTTCGGTAATAGAACAATGTCAGGGTTCTTATCAAAAGTAGGCGCTGAAGAATCAATGGCTGCAGATCAAGTAGTTTGGTCTGAACAAGGTCGTTTACACTTATCTTACGGTGTTACTGTAGGTGGTTCTGGTACTACTATTACTGTAGTGTCTGATGCTGACGGTACATTAGGTACAAATCACGGTATGAGAGCCGGTGATATGGTTATGGTTGCTGATGCGGATTGCACTGTTAAGTGTTACGTTATCTCTGTAACTGCTACCTCGGCTACAGTTAAGCCTTATACTCAAGCAAATCTAAATACTATACCGTCTGGTGGTAGTGGTATTGCTGATGGTACTGGTGCTAAAGCTTTAGTATTTGGTTCTGAATATGTTAAAGGTTCTGTTGGAAGAAACGAAGTAAACCAACCAGGTTTTAAATCTTTCAGCAACAACCCTATCATAGTTAAAGATAAGTACGAAGTATCTGGATCAGATGCATCTGCTATCGGATGGGTTGAAGTTTCTGGTGAAGAAGGTCAAAACGGGTACTTATGGTACTTAAAAGCTTCTGGTGATACTAAAGCTCGTTTTAGCGACTACTTAGAAATGGTTTGTCTTGAAGCTGAAAAAGCTACAGGTACTGCTCCAGTTTCTACACAGGCTGACGCTACTGGTTCTGTTAAAGGAACTGAAGGTTTATTTGCCGCTGTTAGGTCTAGAGGTAATATATCTACGGGTATTGCTGGTACTGAAGCTGCATCTGACTTAGGAGAGTTTGACGACATCCTTAAGGAGTTTGATAGAAATGGTGCTATCGAAGAGAACATGATGTTCTTGAATAGAGATGCAGCATTAGCTGTTGATGATATGTTAGCTGGGATGAACAACCACGGAGCCGCTGGAGGTACTTCTTACGGAGTGTTCGATAACGACTCTGATATGGCTTTAAATTTAGGTTTCTCAGGATTCCGTAGAGGTTCTTATGACTTCTACAAGTCTGACTGGAAATACCTAAATGATGCTTCTACTAGAGGTATGATAAACACTGAAGACGTAGCTAACGGCATTAGGGGTATGTTTGTACCCGCAGGTGTTTCTTCTGTATACGATCAAAACTTAGGGAAGAACTTGAAACGTCCTTTCTTACATGTTCGCTACAGAGCTTCAAATACTGAATCTCGTAAGTACAAGACTTGGGTTACTGGTTCTGTTGGAGCTGTAACATCTGACTTGGATGCGATGGAGATCAACTACTTATCTGAAAGATGTTTAGTTGTTCAAGGTGCTAACAACTTCATGTTGTTACAATAGTGATTAATTAATGGTTGGGGTTTCGGCTCCAACCATTTTTATTTAAACTTTTATATTATATTATATTATGGCAAAAAAGAAAGTAACCACCAAGGAAGAAGTGGTGGAGGAGATTACGATTCCAGTGTTAGAAACTGTGAGTTATAAGAAAATACCTGAGGTTGCTAAAAAACCTACATGGGAGATCAAAGCAAGGAACTATGCTTTAACAAACAATGATAGTCCTCTAAGTAAGTCAATCAGAACTTCTGGTGTATTCTACTTCGACGAAGAAGTGGGCTACGAAAGAGAACTTAGGGTTACTAAAAATCAACGCACACCATTCGTTGATGAATTCAAAGGTACTGTAATGCCTGAAAGCGTTATATTTAGACACGGTATACTACACGTGCCTAAGGAAAAACAGATACTACAAAAGATATTATCAGTCTACCACCCGCACAAAGGCAGGTTGTTCTACGAGGTTGACGAGGTCGAAATCGCTATAACACATTTAGATGCTCTTGAAGTAGAATTAGAAGCTATGAATGTAGCCGCTAATTTAGATATAGATATGGCTGAAGCTGTTATGCGTACAGAGATTGGATCTAAGGTATCAGAGATGAGTTCTAAAGAACTTAAAAGAGATTTGTTATTGTATGCTAAAAGAAACCCGTACCTACTGTTAGAATTAGTGAATGATGATAACATCCACTTGAGGAATGTAGGTATAAAAGCTACAGAGCTTAGTATCATAAAACTATCCTCCGATAATAGAGCTTTTCTATGGGGCTCTAATGACAGGAAGTTAATGACCGTCCCGTTTGATGAACACCCATACTCAGCTCTTGCCTCTTGGTTTAAGACTGACGAAGGTATGGAGGTTTTAAACTCAATCGAGAAACGATTAAACTAATATAGTTAGTTACAACACTGATAGCCACTCTTAACCGGGTGGCTATTTTTGTTTCCGATAGTAACATATCACTATCTTATGTGATTATATTATTGTAAAATAATAGCATAAAGTAAGGAAAAATGGCGATAAGCATAGATACAGTATATCAAAGGGTTTTAGCTCTAGCTAATAAAGAACAGAGAGGTTATATAACACCTCAGGAGTTTAACTTGTTAGCGGGCAAGGCTCAGCTAGACATTTTTAACCAATACTTCCACGATTATAAAACGGCTATACTCAGTCCAGGTAATCAAACGAAATCGAGCGATGATGCTGACTTAATTAGGGAGAAGATCTCGTTACATAGAA